GGCGACACGCTGCCTGTTGCTAACGGCGGCACGGGCCTTACTACGCTGACGGCGGGTTATATCCCGTTCGGCAACGGAACAAGCGCCCTTGGTTCGTCGGCCAGTCTGTTTTGGGACAGCGCTAACAGCCAGCTTGACCTCGCCGCCGGGTCTGCGTCAGTTCCGGCGCTCTCCACCACGGGCGACTCCAATACCGGCGTTTATTTCCCTGCAGCCGACACACTCTCCTTGACGACGGGCGGGGCTGAACGCGTTCGCGTCAATTCTGTCGGGGCCATCGGCATTGGCACGGCCGCCGTCGCCGGCGACGTTATCCGCGTAAATAAAACCTTCACTGGCTCAACATCGACACGCGGCTTCCTTTGCGCGGGAACGGTGCAATCGGACTGCACGTCATCTGCGCAGTTTTTCGTCACGGAACCGTATACGCAGGCGACATCGTTCACTTTAACCAATCTTACGCATTACATTGCGGCGCAGGGTAGCTTTGGCGCGGGCTCCACGGTCACAAACCAATACGGATTTAGCGTTGCAGGCAACTTGGTCGGCGCGACTAACAACTATGGCTTCTTCAGCAACATCGGCAGCGCGTCTGGCCGGTGGAATTTCTTCGCAAACGGCAGCGCCAACAACGCATTTGCCGGCAATTCTCGGTTTGGCGGGACTTCAGCGCCCGTCGCCACCGTTGACGTCACCGGGTCTGTCGCCGCGACGACCACTATTCTGTCGACGGGCGCAACGTCCGGGGTCGGCTATACGACGGGCGCGGGTGGCGCGGTTACGCAGGCAAGCTCGCGCACAACCGGCGTCACAATCAACAACGTCTGCGGCGCGATCACTCTCGTTTCGGCTGCGGGCACGCTGAGTTGGCAGACCTTCACGGTGACGAACTCCGCAGTAGCGGCGACTGACACGGTTGTCGTCAGCCAGAAATCAGGCACAGACCTGTATCTGATTTTCGTGACGAATGTGGCCGCTGGCTCATTCAAGATAACTTTTGCGACCACCGGCGGCACGACGACGGAACAGCCCGTGTTCAACTTCGCCGTCCTGAAGGCCGTCGCGGCGTAAAAAGGACCGAACCAATGAACTATTGCTGGAGTATTTCGCAGCTTGAATGCCACCCGCAAAAGGACGGCAAGCAGAATGTTGTTTCGGCCATTCATTGGCGGCGGCGAGCAACGGACGGCGCGCTTACGGTCGATACGTTCGGTTCGGAAGGAATTGCGCTAGATCCCGCCGCGCCTTTCACGCCTTTTGAGAGCCTGACCAAAAAACAGGTTGAAGGCTGGCTTGAGAGCGCGATGGGCTCCGCGCGGGTTGCTGAAATCGACGCCGAGTTGAGCCGACAGATTGAGAGCCAGCGCCAACCGCCGGTTGCACGCTTAGAACTCCCTTGGGGCTGAACTGAGAGCGCAGCCAGGATTCCCGACTAGCCGGATAGCTAGGCAAAGGAGACTTTATGTCTGACGAAGAACAGGCTGTAGCGGACATCAGCCCCGCGCCGGAACCGGAAGCCACGGCAGCGCCGGAACCCGCAGAAACGACGCCGGAAGAACAGCCGCCTGCAAAGACGTTCTCTCAGGAAGAGTTGGACGCCATTGTAAGCAAGCGCCTGGCAAGAGAACAGCGCAAATGGGAAAGAGAGCAAGCCCAACGGCTTCAGCAGGCGCAAAAGCCTGCCGCGCCTCCCCCCGCGCCGGATGATTTTGAGTCGGCCCAGCAATACGCAGAAGTATTGGCTGAACAGAAGGCTCAAGAGCTTCTAGCGCGTCGAGAGGCCGAAGCCCAGCAAGCGGCTCTTTTAGACGCCTATAAGGACCGCGAAGAGGAAGCACGGGACCGATACGAGGACTTCGAACAAGTCGCGTATAACCCTCGCCTCCCCGTCACGGACGTCATGGCGCAGGCAATTCAGGCTTCTGACATTGGCCCCGAAGTCATTTATTGGCTTGGGTCCAATCCAAAAGAAGCGGATCGCATTTCCCGTCTATCGCCCGTCTTGCAGGCGAAAGAGATAGGCAAGATCGAAGTCAATCTGACGTCGAATCCGCCGGTTAAAAAAACCTCAACCGCGCCCGCCCCTCTTGCCCCTGTCACGGCTACCCGGTCAAACACAGGCCCGCGTTACGACACGACGGACCCTCGGTCGATAAAACAACAGTCGACTTCAGAATGGATTGAATCGGAACGGCTACGGCAGATCAAGAAGTGGGAAGCGCAGCATCGGAGATAAGATATGAGCAACAGCCTTCTTACTATTGATATGATCACGAGAAAGAGCCTCGAAATTCTCGAGAACTCTCTTGTGCTCACCCGCACCGTCAACCGTCAGTACGACGACTCTTTTGCCGTCGAAGGCGCGAAGATCGGCTCCACCCTGCGTATCCGCCTGCCCGACCGCGCGCTGGTCACGGACGGCGCGGCGCTCCAGGTGCAGGACGACAACGAGCAGTACACCACGCTCGCTGTCTCCAGCCAGAAGCACATCGGCGTCAACTTCACGTCGGCCGAACTCACCATGCAGCTCGACGACTTTGCCGAGCGCGTTCTGAAGCCGCGTATTTCGCAGCTCGCCGCGTCCATCGACGCGGACGTCGCAAACAGCTTCAAGTATATCGGCAACTCGGTCGGCACGCCCGGCACGACCCCGGCGACCTCGCTGGTTCTGCTGCAGGCGCAGCAGAAACTGAACGAGAACGCCGCCGTCATGTCGCCGCGCTACGCGACGGTCAACCCAGCTGCGAACGCCGCGCTGATCGAGGGCATGAAGGGCCTCTTCAACCCTGTTTCGACCATCGCCAAGCAGTTCAAGAACGGCATCTTCGGTGAAGGCATTCTCGGCTTTGACGAGCTGAATATGTCGCAGTCGGTGAAGCAGTTCACGACCGGCTCGCGCGCCGGCACCGTGACGGTCAGCGCATCGGTCACGACCGAAGGCGCGACCACGATGGTTCTGACCGGCCTGACCACGACGACCATCAAGGCCGGCGACGTGTTCACCATCGCGGACTGCTACGCCGTCAACCCGCAGACCCGTGAGTCGACTGGTTCGCTGTTCCAGTTCGTTTGCCTTGAGGATGTGACCGCTTCCACGACCGCGACCGTCAAGGTTGCGGCCATGTATTCGGCCTCGCAGGCTCTCGCGACGGTCGACGCTCTGCCGCAGTCTGGCAAGGCCGTCACCTTCCTGGGCGCGGCTTCGACGCAGTATGCGCAGAACCTCATCTACCACAAGGACGCCATCGCGTTCGCCACCGCCGATCTCCTGCTTCCGCAGGGCGTCGATATGGCCTCGCGTCAGGTCCACAACGGTATCTCGCTCCGTGTCGTGCGTCAGTACGACATCAATAACGACCGGCTCCCGTGCCGCATCGATGTCTTGTACGGCTACAGCGTCATCCGCCCGCAGATGGCCGTCCGTCTTTGGGGCTAAGAGAAGGGGCTAACGCCCCTTCTTCCTTCTCGAATTAAGGAGCAATGAACTATGGCTATCACTACGCAGGGCGCGTCTTACCCGCTCGAATCCTTCGGCCCGACGCCGGCCATTCCGCAGGGCACCGGCGGCTATCAGGTTGGCGCGGGCAACGCCGCCGAGCCGATCATGCAGTCTGCCGCTGTCACCTCGGCCACGGGCGATGTGACGCTGACCGCCGTTCAGATGGCGGGCGGCATTGTCGCTTGCAACAAGGGCAGCGACGCCGGCCTGACGGTTACGACCGCCACCGCCGCGCAGATCGACGCGGCTTTCCCGAGCCTGAAAGTCGGTTCGTCCTTTGAACTGACGATCACCAACAACAACAACAGCGGCGCGTCTTCGACTGTGACGGTCACGGGCGGCACCGGCGTTACGGTTGTCGGCTCGACGACCGTGGCGCGTTTCGGCGGCTCGACCTACAAGTTCGTCAAGACCGGCACGGCGGCTTATTCGGCGTATCTGAAGTAAGGAGCCGGCGATGCCGAACACCAAACCTGTTGGCGTTGCCTATTCGGACCCGGAGCTTGTTTCCGGCACGACGATTAGCGGCGCATCGATTACGAACTCCACCTACGTTTCGTCGGCAACGACGGACGCGGTGATCTCCAACGCCAACGCTGGGTTCTATATTCTCAGCACGGCCATTACGGCTAATACGACGACGACCAGTGCTCCCGCTGGCTCGCTTGGCATCACGACCAATGCGACCGGCCGGGGCAAACTGTTCTACGCCGACGGCACCAAGTGGCAGTTTATGGCGATTACCTAATTTCAATCCTACGGGCGGCCTACGGGCCGCCTGGCCCTTACCATAGGTGCAAAATGGCCGTGATTTATCTGCGCCATGCTGTTCATGGCGTTAAGACCGCTACGCTTGAAATGGAAGCCGAAGCCGATGAGCAAAACGGCTGGGAAAGGATTGAGCCTGATGATCCGCCTGTTCGCCGGCGCCCTCGCCGTTCTCCTAACGTCGCCGCTGATGGCGCAGACCTACACGCAGATGCAGTGGGGGATGAACAAGGCCACAACGCCCTATCAGTTCGGCGCGAATATTAACAGCGTTTGGCGCAATCTAGGGACTGTGACCGCCTCTGGCGTGTGGAGCATCCCCTCTTCCAGCCTCTCCTTTACGGCCCCTGCTACGGGCGCGGTCACAAACACGCTGGCGACGAAAGAGTGGCAGGGCGTTGTTGACCTGGTCGACTTTTCCCCTTACGGCTGCGACGGCGTCCACGACGTATCTTCCGCCCTCTCCACGGCTATCGCGGCGCTGAATACGGCGTTTGGTGGCGGGACTGTGCGCCTTCCGGCCGGCGACTGTGTCGCGTCGTCTGGCGTTGTTATCACGCAGAACAACATCAACATTGTCGGCGCTGGCCGGGGTGCAACCCGCTGGAAGGTCGGGTTTGCGACGGGCGACGTATTTGCGGCTGGCTCAAGCGTTTCTATTACGCGGCGCATCGGCTTTAGCGGTTTTTCTGTGCTTTGCACGGCCCCGCATACGAGCGGCGCGGTCATTCATGTTGACGGCGCGGACCAGGTCACGATTGAAGATGTCGCGTTTGGCGATCCCACCGTGTCAAACAGCGGTTGTTATCATGGCTTTTCAGTTGATAGCTGGGGCAACCACAGCGCCACCAAGATTGTCAATTCTTTCGCGGTTAACGG